AAATTGTTTATTGCAATGGTGATTATAGTATCACCGCAGAGAAAGGACAGATGATTAATGAATGAACTAATTAAAATCAGCTATGAAAATGCAGAACGCCCAACAGTATCGGGCAGGGAACTACACGATGCATTGGAAGTAGAAACTCCATATCATAAGTGGTTTCCACGTATGTGTGAATATGGCTTTTTGGAGTTAGAAGACTTTTGGACAAAAATGTCCGAAAGTACAGGAGGCAGACCGAGTACCGATCACCAACTTACAATCCCAATGGCAAAAGAGATCTGTATGTTGCAGAGAAGTGAAAAAGGAAAGCAGTTCCGCCAGTACTTCATAAGAGTTGAAGAAGCTTGGAACAGTCCCGAAATGATTATGAAAAGGGCTTTAGAAATTGCTAACGAAAAGGTGAAAGCTCTGCAAGTAAGTGTTTCACAGCTTACTGTTGATAAACAGATAATGCAACCGAAAGCTGATTACTTTGATGAACTCGTGGACAGAAATCTGCTGACAGGAATCAGAGAAACAGCTAAGGAACTTAAAGTCAAGCAAAATACTTTTGTGAATTTCCTGCTTGATAAAAAGTATCTTTACAGAGATAAAAAGGGCAAGCTTATGCCATATGCAAAGCCAATGGAGAACGGCTTGTTTGAAATCAAGGAGTTTTCTAATGAGAAAACAGGTTTTTCAAGCACGCAGGTGTTTATTACACCTAAAGGAAAAGAAACGTTTAGGCTGTTATTGCTTTAATGTCACTTGCGGAGATGTTCGACTGTTCGGTTGACTATCTTCTCGGCAAGACAAGAAACCCGACGCCATATCCTAAGGCGTGAGGGGGCAGGTGATTAAAGAGGGGTGAGAGAAACGTGGAAAAGAAAATTACTGCTACTCCAAGAGGGTGTGACAGTGCTAGGGTTGAGCAGGTGATCGTAACAAGAGCCTTGAAAGGTGCAGGAACAGAAGATGACCCCTGTAGAGAGGTCATTCAGTATTGGACTCTTGACGGAGAGCTGATTGTAACAAGGTCACAATATGAGGAGGGCAAACGTTGAATTTGAAAAAGATAGCGTACTATCTCGGTATTGCGTTGTGTCTAGCAAGTCCGCTTGCATTCGGTATATGTATGCTAATAGGGCTTGACAACACAGTTCCGCTGTCGCTTATGATAACTAGCAATGTTTGCCGGATATGTTCGTTGGAAGCAGAAATGACAGAAAACACAATGAGGAGGTACAAAGGTATGAAACTGTACAAAGTCACAACAATAGACCAGTATCACGATAAAAGGGTGTTCACAGTAGCTGCAAAGAGTCAGTACGAGGCTCTGACAAAGGCAAGTGTTAGCCCTCGTGAAACTGTCTTTACAATCGAGGAGGTGGACTAAATGAGGTCACCTGACATTGAAATGGCAGTGCGGCTGTACTATGAAAAGCCCGAAATAACCAATGCGGATATCAAGGAGCTGTTCGGCACAGGTGAAACGCAGACTATCAAGATCAAGAAAGCTGTTAAGGCAGAAATGGAAAAGCGTGGCGTGAAGTCATGGCTGCCACACTCGGTCAATACCGAGATAGCCTACGAGGTGTGGGGCATTGATATCGACAACTTCGAGAAAAGGCTTAAAAAACTCCGCACGCTTTACGGAAAGGACGTGAGAAAATGATAGCCGTACTAGAGATAATCAGATGTGCCGCAGCGGTAGCGCTCTTGGTGGTGCTTACAATGTATGTAGCATACAGGTGGTATGTAAGCGTAAAAGAAACTGCCTACGAGGAAGCAGAGGAGAGCATAAAGCGTGCAGTGAGAGAAGCAGGCAGACCAGTGGTCAAGGTCGAAGTTGAAATGAAAGGAAAGTGGTAAAATGTTGTTCATAGTGGGTATCATAGCGGCAGCTATAGTGGTGCTGTCGGCACTGTATGGCGTCGTAGCGTTGATGATAGAATACAGACACTGGGAAAAGGAATTTGAGGAGGACGAAAACGATGATAGTGATGAGAGAGGTCTTTAAAAGGGACAAGCCCCTTGACAACGGCAGCGGAGCGGTCAATATCTGCGTGTTCCATTCAAATGTCAAGCCTGACGAATGCGGTGCGCTTACAGTAACGCCAACAAAGGACTACTGCCGTAGATGTGCATTCTACAAGACCCGTGAGGATTTTGACAGAGGGCTTGGCGATGCCGCAAGGTCGCTCCGTGAGAAAGGGATTGAACCTGTGAAGAAGATGGACTATGACGGCAGACAGTATATGAGCGTACAGCCGATAAGGGAGGATAAAGATGAATAAGGAATTTACAAACGAAGATATCATAAATGCGGCGAAACATTGTGCGACAAATGCTGACTGCGATAACTGCCCATTTTTCGCAACTTTGGAAATTGAGGGTTGCATTGAAACTTTCACACGATACATAGTGAACAACACAAAAAACGAGCCTGCACTGTCTGCCAACAGCACAAGCTCAGAGATATTGAAAAATATCAATTCAACACACCTTGATGATAGCACAAAAGAGCAGATTTGTCAAGCATACAAAACTGCTGATGAAGCTTGCTCAAATATACTTACTGTCTATGAGGGAATGTCAGAATGTGAGCAGAGAGCCTTTGATATCGGAGAGGCATACGGAAAAATATTCGACACAAGATGTAAGCTTGAAGAACTGAAAGGCGGTGACGGCAAATGAAAGGCTTACCGACACGCTGTATAGATCCTGTCATGAAGTGCTGTCAGGATTGCGCTTGGGGATATCGTGAATATGGCGATGACGTGGAATGCTCTGCCGACCTAGCAGGTTGTTGTTTTGAATGTGGTTGTACACTCGGTTTTGACCAAGGCAGACCTGAGGACGAACCGACAGAAAAAGAGCTAAAAGAGTTTGAAAAATGGTGTGAAAGGACAAGATAAAATGAACGAACTATCGGCAGAATATATCAAGGCGGCTGAGCTTGACCGCAGGATAAAAACCTCAGCTCAGCTTGCACAGCAGAGCCTTTACGATATGTGTATGGGCTTTAAGGAAATGAGGGACAGCAGGCTTTACAAGGAGCTTGGGTACTCTGATTTTGGGGATTACTGTGAAAAGGAAACAGGCTTTTCAAGAATGAACGTGTACAATTACATTAGAGTGGCTGAAAAATTACCGCAGGATTTTGTAAACTCGAGTTTACAAATCGGAGTTAAAAAGCTGACACTTCTTGCTAAGCTTTCCGATGAAGAGCGAACAGAGCTTGCGGAAAATATCGACCTTGAAAGCACTACTGTCAAGGAGCTCAAAGCAAAAATAGATATTTTGCAGAACGAGCGTGACAGAGCCATGGAGTCAAATGCAGAGGCAAGCCATCAGGTCTTTATGGCGGATAAAAAGGTGCTTGAAATGAAAAATAAGGTAACACAGCTTGAAGCCGAGATAAAGGACCTTGAGAGCCGTCCTATAGAGGTGGCTGTGGAAACGGACAGCAAAGAGGTGGCAAACCTTAAAGACGCTATGCGACGTGTTGACCTTGACTGGTCGGAAAAATATTCAAAGCTTGAAGAAGACAGCCTGAAAGACCGCAGAGAGCTTTTGCAGAAAGCTGAGCAGGCTGAAAAGGATAAGCAGGACAAGCTTTCACAGCTTCGTGAGGAGCTTGACAGAACTAAGGCAGAGTATGAGAAAAAGCTTGCGGGGAAGGTGGATACCGCCCCCGTGCAGGACGATAAAGCCATATTCAAGGCTTATCTTTCCACCGCTGTTGACAGCGTAACAAGGCTCGTGGACTTTGTGAATGAGCATAATGACAGCGACAATTACGGACTTTTCACACAGAAAGCAAGACAGCTTGCGGATATAATCAATTCAAAACTGGAGGTATAAAAATGAAACTTTATGAGCTTACAAACGATTTTCAGAGGCTTTTTGACAGTCTTGAAGATATGACGGAAAATGCCGAGCTTACGGCAGAGGAAAAGGCTGAGGCTGAAAAGGTGTGGTTTGATACACTTGAATGCGTTGAGGCTGAGTTTACGGACAAGGCGGAGAACGTTGCGGCTTATGTCAAGGTGCTGAACAGCGAGGCGAAAATGCTTGAAGCAGAGGAGAAAGCCCTCAAAGCAAGACGTGAGCAGAAGGTCAAGCAGGCAGAGAGCCTTAAAGCTTATCTTATGAACAGTATGCAGAGGGTAAATCTTAACAAGATAGAGGGCGTTATGGCTAAGATAAGCATTACAAAGGGCAGGGAAAGCACTGAGATAACAGACCCGAAAGCCTTTGTTGAGTGGGCAAAGGTCAATGATGACAGCCTGCTGAAATACAAAGATCCTGACATAAGCAAGACGGCTGTCAAGGCGGCTATCGAAGCAGGCAGAGAGATCCCCTATGCGGCAGTTGTCCGCAGACCGGGACTGACCATAAGATAAGGAGGAAAAGAGAATGGGACTTGCGATACTTGTATTAGGCTTTTCGGGAAGCGGCAAATCTGCTTCCCTGAGAAATTTCAAAGAGGACGAGCTTGCACTTGTGAACGTGAACGGAAAACAGCTTCCGTTCCGCACACAGTTTAAGTCAACGATACATACCGACAATTACAGTGAGATAGAACGCTTTATGAAAGCTCAGACGGCAAAGTCCATAGCCGTTGACGACAGTCAGTATCTTATGGTGAACGAGTTTATGCGCCGTGCAAAGGAAACGGGCTATCAGAAGTTCACCGACATTGCAAAGAATTTTTGGGAGCTTGTGAGAAGCGTTGAAATGCTTCCCGAAGATGTTATCGTGTATTTTCTCAATCACCTTGATACAGGCGAGGACGGCAGGCAGAAA